CGGAGCTGAAGTTAGCCTCCGCTGAACCCCTTAGAAGGGGCTCACCCAGCCAGACATGATACGAACGGTCTGGTCACGTCCTGCACGGTCAAGATGTTCTGCATCTAGGCCGGTGATGGCATCGAGCCACGCCAGCCCAGAGTCCTCCTCTCGGAGGTCTCCTTTTAAGAGCAGACACTTGAGCAGCGCTCCGACGTTAGACAACCGCGACGCGGGAGTCTTCGGTCGGGCCACGTACGCCTTAACCATGGGCGCGTGCAGCCTCGGGTGGAGCTTGTCGACTTGGTAGTCGAGTAGGCTCCACCTACCTAGCGCAGCTGAGGATCGTTGTACCGTCGGGAACCTGCCATCGAGCAGCTCCAGCAGTACAACGTCGAGGTGCCCTGCGGTTCGCCACAGCCCAAGCAGGTATGCTTGGTTCCTGAGGCTAACGAGGGAGATGAGCTCTTGGGCTTGGCCCAAGCGTTCATCATGCGAAAGAGGGCGTCGGCATTGTCTGCCTCGCTCTCGATCCCCGGCAGCTCCAGGATTAGTGTGTCCTCGTCCTTCTGGGACGAGAACTCCTTCTCCAGGCGCTGCTTGATCAGCTCCCGGCCGGCGGCCAGAATATAGTCGTCGGGCAGGTTGTCGATCATTTCCTCGATCTCTCGAGGAGTGGGCATCGCATCCATCTTGGATCTCCTTAGCTTTCCGTGTTCGGGTTGGGGTGGGAAACTCGCGACGAACTTTCATGACACTCACGTCATGTCCGTCGTAAAACTCTCGCCCACAAGACTCTCTGAACTTCCCAGTCCAGAATGACTTGTTGACGTTGACCTTGAAGCCTAGTGCCTCAAGCTCGGTCACAACCCGGTGCACAAAGCGAACGGGAACAATAATGTCGTCCCCGTACACTCGCACCCTCGATCGGTACCTCAGGATGAGGTCCGTGTCAACCGGCTTGTTGAGCTCTCTCGCTATGCCCATCATCACGGCGGTGCTGAACACCATCGCTTCGATAGGGAACGTGAGAGCTGAGCCCATAGACGCGAACTTGGACAGGGGGATAACCCCAAATCCAGGTACGTCAGCCTTCCGAGAGCGGCACGCCTCGACCCCTTCTTGCAAGTGGGGGAAGTTGCGTAACATCTCTCGTACGAGCTGATTCGAAACGCGATCGGATGCTTCGCTCAGATCGAGCGTAGCCAAGTCTCCCGTGAGGGATCCTTCTCTGGCCAAAAGCTGGTTAGGCTCCTGATCGGTGAATCCAATCACACCGTATCCCACGTTGTGGTTATCTCTCCACAATACGTAAGGGGATTCAGTGTATTCCACGAACCGAGCCATCAAACCCTGTTGCACGTACTGCATGCAGGTGGGCTCAATAGCAATGACTCGTGGGCGTTTCGCCGTCTTAGGAACGAGGACGACCCTGACAGGCCGTTCTTGCTCCGGGTCCAGGAATTGCACCTGGGGGAGATACTCTTGAGAGTATCTGTGGTTAGGGATCATAAACTCATCCCAGCTGAAGAGACCTTGCAGTCTCTCAGTCCACTCCCGTTGATCGAACTTGCGGTTTCCCTTAAGTCGATCCGCGGTGGCCCCCGGTCCGTGTCGTGGGACGATTCTGCCGTAGTAGATATCTTCGTCTACTTGTTGCAGAACTGTACCCCACAGGACCGTCGAAGCCTTGCGAAACTCCTCCACAAGGGAGGAGGGACGCTCAGCATCGAGTCGGCGCATTTCCTGCTCTACTTGAACGTAACTGGAGATAGCCTCCTTCTCCCGCGCACTAGTGCATGGAAGAAGGATCTTCGAGTACATCAGCGTGAGCTGACGCACCGCGAAGATAGCATCTATCTCTGGCTCGTCAAGCAACAAGCCTGAATCGCGTGAGAAGATCTGACTCATGAAGCCCCCTAAGAACTGGGGCATCACCTTGTGGTCAGTGGTAGACGAGAACTTCCGCCACCCCTGAAACAAGTTCGGAGTCAAGGCACCCTGGTCTAGACTTCTCTCGAAGTCCTTACAGAATGCCGGTAGGGTCAGGGTCCAAAGACTCTGACCCTCAGTCTCCTCACGACGTTGAACGATTTTGGCGTCCAACGCGGTGCTATCAGTGCCGCATCTCGTGGCCAGTTCATCGGCCACGACAGTCCAGAACGACCTTAGGTCATCCATGGTACCACCTTTCCTGTAAGAGAGGCTGGAACCGTGCGATAGACTCGCAGGCCCTCAGGACAAATGGAGCATTACTACGGAACTGACGCTGGAATGCGTCAGCTCTCGCCACCAATAAGCTTGGTGACAACTGCACTCGATGAGGCAGTCAGGTACGCAAGAAGAGCGTCCACGACAGCCTTAGCCTCCGTGGCGGAGTAACCCGCGTCGGGAACGTCAATGACGACGTTCACAGACATGTCGAACGGCCTGTTGAGGGCCGGCGACAGTGGGTCAGCCGCGTACTTGGAGTGGTGCAGCCGGATCCGGTGCCTGTTACGGCGACCGTAGGTGTGACCGACCTGCATATCGACGTAACCGTCGGCAGATCGGTAACCTGCGCTGTTGTCCCCCGTGGTGACACGGGGGAGGGAAACAGCGGCTCCGGAGATAGTAACGCTCTGAGGGTCCGTAAGGGCCATGTCAGTTCCTTCTGTGTGTCAGAGCAGCGAGGAGCTACTCTTGGTGTGACTCGCTAGTAGGGTCCTACCACGAGACCCGCGGCATACGGTTTACACCGACTGCCGCGGAGATGGCGATCTGTCTGGGCGAAAATCCACCCATGTCGATCCCGAATCCGTACGGAGTTGCTCTAAGCCTGAGTTTCGTCTCATATCCATAAGCTTCACGGATACGGATGAAGCGGGCGCCATGCCCGTCGGGTTGCGTGTTAATGTAACCCTCCCAGGACGTATGGTCCATCACACGTTCTTGACGCATGATGTAACCATACTTGAGCACTAGGCTGTCTGCTCCGAGGGCGGAGATGTTCGCGAGAACGTCTCCGGTATTCCCGAACCAGTCTGCAGCCCAGCTCCAGGGTGCTAGGTTCCACACCACTTCAGGAGTTAGACGTGTGCCGAAGAGTTTGTTGGCTTCGGCATCCCAGTGGTCAAGCTTCTCCCCGAACGTAGAATTACCGTTTGGGGGAGGAGGCATGACATAGGAGTACGCACCAGAAAACCACAACTTCGTGGCTTTGGTGGTCCACTGTCTAAATCCGACTTGGTTTGGACCCGACCCGAGCATCCAGGCGTCCAGAGTGCCCCCATCACACATGAAAGGGGCTACCCAACTCCACTTGGGAGTTGGATCTGGATTGCCAAGATCCTCCACGACCGGAAAGTTATAACGCCGGCGTACAGCATTATTCGTTCCGGAGTCTCGGTACATCTGTCGCATGACTTTGTTAGAGTCCTTGACAGCTCTGCCAAAACTCAGCAGATCCCGTACCAACGGTTTCCACCCGAACTCTACGTTCAGGTATTCCGAACCCGCGTCTCGCGAGGCTTGACCTGGCCTGTAACGGCTAGGCTTGCCTTGGAGTTTGCGGAATTCGAGAATGCGTTGTCGATAAAGATCACCGACAATGCGGGGAGCGCCCTGTCGGGCCTCACCGATGGTAACGGCTGCACCGGAGACTGGATTGGTGGGGATAGTCCGACTGATAGCAGTAGCCCCAGCAGAAACCACAGAATCGAAATTCTCAGGTTTCGCAGGGTATCCTGCCACCAACTCTGTGTACGCGTGCGTATGCAGAGTTCCTTCGTACCATCTCCCGAGACCGTGGACTTTGTGAAATACGTCCTCAGTCTCGAACCTACTCTGGGAAGACCAGAATGGGCCACCAATATCACCACGTCCTAAGTTGCGGACGTCGTGGTTCCATGTATACAGCTCGCCTCTCTCTGTGAGAGTTCGCCCCGGTTTGTCGACTATCGGGTCGTTGTAGAACTTCCAACGACCGTGGCCGACTTCCCTGCGGGCGGCGCGAGTTTTGTACATGGCCTCGTGTCCTTCCGAACGGATAGTGTCTATAACTGAATAGAAGAGGGAGTATTAATCCCTCCGGAGGGGCCCATCTG